CTTCCCCTGACCAAGGAGCTTGAAATACTCGACCTCCCCCTTCCGCATTGACTTCGTGCCGCGTTGATGGTGGCGCATGGCGATCGTCAGCGGGGATAGCGGCGGCGGGATGCCCTCGTTGATCTTGTTCCGGATCGCTGCCTGTGCGATCAGCCCCACGCGGTGTAACGACTGAATAGCGCGCGTTGAGGCCTGGGACATAGAACCGGGTGCCTTGTCCAGCGTCAGCGTGAGGCGGCCCGCATTCCGCATCGCTCCTTCGATTGCTGCCATGCGCGATTGAAGGCCAGGCACCATGAAGGGGCGCGCGGGGATGTTCTGCTCAGGTGCTCCGTTATCGTGGATGTACGCGAGCTGCGCGTTTGAGGCGGGTTTCTTTTCCCCGTCATCCTCGCGCGCTGCGTTGATATCGGGCACACCCACGAGGACTTCGTTCTCGGCTAGGGTGCGTAGCTGCATGAGCAGTTCCTGTGCCATGTCGCGGGTGACAGACACAGGAGCGCCCCTCCGAAGAAGGGCGCTGGAGACTTTGAACAGCTTGGTGGCCATCACGCCTCAAAGATAGGTGTACGGCCCCGCATAGGCAGCCGCGGATGCAAAGCCCCCGGACACGCCAGCACCCACTTGGAGGGGGCCAGCACCGAAGAGGCGGATCAGCTCGCGGCGCTGAAGTCCGTAGGTGGTCATGTTCCAGTGCCCAGCACCCTCATCCGCGACGCTGCTCGTGTCAAAGCTCACGTTCAGCGAGCCGCCGCCTTGCGAGGCGATCATGCCCAGTCCCACACCGCCGACGCCTCCGCCCGCAGCCTGCTGCGCGTTGAGTGCGCCCAGGGCCACGAAGTGTGCGGTGTAGAGACCCACGCCGAGGTCGAATGAATCACCCCAGCGGTCGGCGTTGTGGAACTGGGGTGCGAGCGTGAGCCAGCGCTGGATCCCTGAGTCCGGGAAGCGCACTGTGTCCGCGAATTCGGGGAAGTCGACGCGGAATGAGGCAACGGTGACAGTCATGCCGCTGCTCCTGGATCACGCAGGTGCTTGTTCACCCGTCTGCGGGGCTGCAGATGGGTCGGTGGTGCTACCCTGGGCTTCGGCTGCTGCAGCCGCTTGTGCGCGGCGTGCTTCGGCTTCCACTTCCGAGAACTGCTCCACGTCCGAGTGTGGCACGGTGCCGCTCGCCACGAACCCCTGGGGTGCGCGCGTGACACCCTGAGCACGTGCGAACCAGTAATCGCCGTGCTCCAGGGGCATGAGGCGCACCCCGGGCGTGTAGTGCACTTCAATGTGGTTGTCCAGCGTGAGGCGGAACGGCTTGGGGACGATGAACAGCCCCGTGAACTCGTCCGTGGCGACATCTTCCATTTCGTAAGCGCCGGACTGGGTCTGTGCATCGTTGCTCGTCACGACGAGCTTGCGGCGTTGCTTGGTGGCCATGTAGTGTGCTCCTAAGGTGTGGTGCAAAAGAAAAAGCGCGCCGGCACTGCGGGGATGCAGCACAGGCGCGCGTCAGTGTGTCAAGCTCAGTGGCAGCGCGCGCGGCTCACAGGCCGTCGCGGTAGCCCACGGTCTCGGGGTACACCAGCTCGACTGCACCCAGGCGGCCGTAGTAGGTCGTCTTGTGGTAGATCGAGTCGTACTGGATCGGGGTCTTCTGGAGCATGGTCATGGGGAAGCGGACGAAGCGCTTTTCCTTCGTGTAGCAGATCATGCGGTCGACCGTGCCCGTGGTGCCCAGCGTGCCACCAGAGCCGGCGCCGATCAGCCACTTCAGCGGCTGAATTTCCAGGCGACCCTTGCCCGAAGCGACCAGGATATTGTTCTCCAACAGGTACTTCAGGATCGAGATCGGGCCCGTGGTGCCCGCGACGCTCAGGGTCTTGGTACTGATCATGCCGAACAGCGCCGGCGGCAGGCGGAGCTGGTTAGGCATCACTGCCCAGCCGCTTGCCTGCCAGGTGCTCGTGATGAGCGCGTTGACATCGGCGAGCATTTCGTCGGGGGTCTTCGACGTCCACAGCGGCGACGCGGACGCGCCGTTCGGCACGTTGGACACATTGGTCACCAGCGTATTGTTGGCCAAGCCCGTCACGTTGATGATGCTGTCACCCACGTAGGCCTGCTCGTCGGCGTCCATTTGGTACTTGAGCTGCAGCGCCTCGTACTTCTGATTGTCGATGGGACGACCGATGCGCGCGGCGCTTTCCAGCTCCAGGATGGAGAACTTAATTTCCAGCGCCCACGGGGTCAGGGGCAGCGGCGTCTTGCCGATGTCCACACCGACACCGGGGATCTGTCCCGAGGACTTGCCAACCCATGCCTTGCCCTGGCGGATGCCCTGGTTGATGGAGCCAGGCGCGGCGAAGGTAGACAGGGTGAAGCTGGAGACCTCGTCGGCGATGGTCACGTCCTCGCGCAGGTCGATGTCGCGGCCGTAGGTCACGGACGACAGCGGCATGTTCAGCGTCTGGTCGAGGCGTTCCAGCTCACCGACCAGGAAGGCGCCCGTGCTGTCCACCGTGCGCCCGTCGTGCGTGCGGTAGGTGTTGCCCAGTGACTTGCCTTGCTGCGTGCCCATCGCGTCGATGGTACGGGTGGGGTCGCTGTCGAAGGTCATGTGGTCGCGCGTGTAAGCGCGGACGATGCTGTTCGCCGTGAGGCGCTGGTCGCGCATGTGGGCGGGGAGGAGGATGTGGCTCATGCTTGTTCCTTGATGGATAGGAAAGTGAATTGGGCAGTCAGATCAGCGCGCGATTACTGACGAACGACCTGCAGCTCGGCCACCAGGTTGATCGTGTCAACCCCGCCCGTCCAGAAAGCATTGGACAGGGTGACCGTGGATGCGCCACCAGTGACCGACTCGAAGCCACCCTGGATGTGCGCGCCCGAAGTCGCCGCGATCCAGAGAAACACGGAGCCCGTCTGCTGCGGCGTCTGGCCCGTGGGGATCGGCACCCAGATGAAGCCTTCCTCGAGGACATCGATGATGCCCGTGACCGGCGGGGTAGCTGCGCCGATCGTAGCCGGAGCACCGAGCAGCGAGGAGCTGGTCTGCGAAGTGGGATACGGGCGCACAGCGATACCCTGGATCTTGGTCACGGCCGTGTCACCGGCGATGGCACCGCGGGCGCTGGGCGTGGTCGTGTAGATCGCGGCGTTGCCGTAGCGGGCGATGGGATTGGTGACATCCTGCAGCTTCGGGATGACGCTGAACGGGTGCGTGCGGTTCACGTCACCGGCAAAACCCGAGGGCATGCGGAAGGTGAATGCGATGTCGCGGGTGTAGGCGCGGCGGATGGCGCCGGGGAGGGTCTTGAGTTGCTTGCGCATGTAAAACTCCGATGGAGTGAGGTGGAGTGAGTGAGGTCGGGTGCGGGGCGGCTGCGCTTACTGCGCGGTGCCCCACTGCTTGGCGAACGCGGCCTGCAGGTCGGCAATGGTCTTCACACCGCGAGCAGGAGCGCCGGTCATGCCATAGACCGGGATGCCCGGGGACGGGAGCGAGCTGACGCCAGACACACCGCCGTGGATGGGATTGGACGAATCGCGCGTGTTCGTGGCGCGCTTGAGCTGTGCAGCAACACGGAAGACCTGTGCGAGCTGTGCGCAGTCGGACGTGGCTGCGTCGAAGGTCAGGCCGGTGGGCTTGGAAGCTGCGAGCAGTGCAGTGCCGTCCTGGGTCATGGCCAGGTGCGCAAGCACACCGCGGCGGACTTGGCACATGCGGTCGATGGTGGACTTCCGCGTGATGGCAGCATCAAAGGTAGGCAGCTTGAAGCCCGGCACCAGCACCTCGGCCATGGACATCACTTCCTGCCAGCCCGTCTTCAGTGCGGCACTGTCGCTCGTGGCGCTGGCCTTCATCTTGGCTGCGTCCGGGTCTGCCAGGACGTCAGGGTCGAGCGCTTCGTCCCCCTTGGTCTCGCCCGCGGGGGCGGCTGCAGGCGCTGCTGCAGGTGCGGCACCGCTGAGTGAGCGAATGGCGTCGGCCAGTTCCTTGATGCCTGCTTCCAGCGCACCAACACGATCCTCGATGGAGACCGGGGCGGCAGGATCGCCTGCGGTGGGGTCCAGTTCCTGGTCAGCGTCCTGGCCCGCGGTGGCAGGGCTGCCCCCGTTGCCGTTCAGGTGGACGTGGACGTGCGTGGTGCCATCACCATTGTCACCGTCATCGGGCTCGTCGCCCTCACCTTCTGCGTAGGGGTTGTCCCCGCCGCCAGCGTTCATATCTTCCAGCGCGGCTGCTTCCGCGTCCTTGAAGGCCTTGCGGATGTGATCCGCGAGCTTGGCACGCTTGGGAGCGTTGCGGCTCCCGGCTTGCACCTTGACTGTCTTTGTCGGCATGGTATCTTGCTCCTTTCCGAGCGTGTCGTGGTCACCAATCGCACATCGCGGGCCGCATCGACCACGTTCGACCAGCGCGACATGATTGCCAATGATATTCGTTTGCACGCCCTGCCCGGGCGCCAGCTCCTCGTAGTCCGCGTCATAGCCGCATGACACCTCACGCTTGCCCGAATGCACTGCGGCGATGGCATTGGGCTCAGTGATCAGTAAATCCGCCACGATCAGTCCCATACCGTCTGCGCTCGTGCTGCGCGGGTTCAGCACGATGCCAACAGAAAGCGAGCGCCACGTATTCGGGGATACGTGCTCGGCGGGGTGCTCATTGACAACAGGCTTGCCATTGAAGCTGTTGATGGTGGCGTCGCTCAACAGCTCCTTGGAAGTGCGCTCGATGTGCACCACGCCATCACTGCCTGGGCTCACCGGAATTTCCCCCGGCCCGTAGAACATGGTGCCCGTGCGGGCAATCGCAACATCGCGGCAGAGCAGGAAGCCTTCCGGAGTGACTTCCCGGGTCAGGCCCACCTGCTCTGTCACGAAGTAGTCGGCGGGCTTGTCCGCCTTGTCAAGTGTCAGCCTCTTGCGTGGCATCAGTCATTCTCCTCAAACACTGGATCAGACCAGCATCGGCAGTTGTAAATTTGACCAGCATGTGTGCGCGTGCCGTCACTGAGTAGCGGAGGGTTCGACCAGCGCACGTACTTCCCTTCCATCTCCGCATGTGAGTCCCGCACGTCACGGTCACCAGAAGTGCGCCAGATATATCCCTCAGAGCCGGCGTATTCCGCTCGTGCCTGCGTCAACACACTGGTGGTCCGAGCTACCTCGGTGCGGGCGATCAGCGTGGCCCTAGACTCGGTCACAGTGGATGTGGCAAGAATCTCCTTTGCAATGGTAGCAGCGCGCGTGCCATCCACAATCGATGTCATCGTCAGATCGTGAACACGCTGAGCAGCTTGGAGGGGGAGGCTTGTGATAAGTGAGACCTGCTCCGCCATCAGCTCCTGCATGCGCGCCCCAGTTGGGGCGGACACAATCTCAGTGCCAAGCTGGAACCCCACCTCAGAACTCAGCTCCCGCCACGCCCTGCCGCTGCGCGCGTTGACATCCGAGATCATGCGCCGCGCGACCTGCTCGGACCACGGCGCCAGAATCTCGGCATACTTCTTGAGCGCATCGATTAGGGGGTCTGTATTCGTCGCGCCACCTTCCGGGGCCCATGCTTTCACAAGTGCCCCCACCTGCTTAGCTACCTGGCGCAGCGAAGCCCTGAAGGCGCTTTCTGCCTTGTGCGGGCGGTGCAACAGGGAGCGCCGGCGCTTGATTTGCGATGGCTGGTTGTGGGGCGGCTTGGGTGGTGTCTTCTTGGCCATTCGGGGCTCCGGGCAGTCCAGGGATCGTGGGTGCGGTGGGGAGCAGTGGGCCACCCAGCAAGCCACCCGCATCAGGCGGAGGTCCGATGCTGTCGTCTGCGGCGTCGATGTCCGCGTCCGTGATGTTCGTAAAGATGCCAGTGACCCGAGACGCTTGCCGCAGTTCCTTCATGGCGATTTTGTCGCTGATGAAGCCCTGTTCCTTTGCCGCACTCACCGCGTCCACCACGGACTTCGCAGTGCTTGCCTTCTCGGCCGCATCAAGCTGCCACAGATCACGGAACTTGAGCCCGAAGCCTGGGGGTAGCTCTATCCCCATTGACCTGGCGATGAGCTTGTAGGTACGCTGCACACCCTCAAACAGGTGCCGCTGCTGCTGTGCTGCGATGTTGTCGTAGTAGGTGCGGATGTCGCTTTCCCCTGTGCTGTTCAAGCCCGCGGGGGACTGCCCGAACAAGCGCACCAGCGGAATCTGTAGCGCGCCGCTCATCTGCTGCCCCATCTGCAGCAAGGCCGTGTCAAGCCCACTCAGTGCGGAATGCGTCTGCACGTCGAACTCATCGTCCTGGTCGATGACAGTGATGCCCTCGATGCCCTGGAAGCGGCGCATGTTCTCCACGTAGGCGGCGAGGCCGTCGAGCGCTTTGCCGCCCTGCGCGACCACTTCGCGCAGCCCCTTGACCTTGAGCGTGCGGAGGTAGATTTTGTAGATGAGCTGCGCGACCCCAGCGCTTGCACTGTCGTACGCAGTGAGCCTGTCGAACAGGCGCTCGTACACCGACGTGCCCCACCAGTTCTCCGCTTGGGCTTGGTTGTACGGCAGTGGGTTCCCCACGAGGCGGAACAGCACACGGGTGTAATGCACTGTGCGCCCACGCAAAGCGGGGGCATTGGTCATCACTCGGTAAAAGCACGGCAGCCCGAGGTGAGGGCCGTATTCCTGCACCAGATCCGTGACTGAAGGCTCCACTTGCCAGCGATCCAGCACGAGGATGCCCTTGAACCCTTCCGGCCCTACTGTGTCGAGGCGCAGCGGTGTCGATGGGTCTTGTCCGTCGATCAGGGCAACCCCGATAGCGCCCCCGTACACACGCGACCAGCGCACGACATCCGCCACGTGGGTCATCACACCCAGGGCAGTGGCGATGCGCTCGATTGCCTCGGAATCATCAGGGGGCATCTCCGTGGTGAACTCGACCCCGGCACGGGTCATGTCGTCTGCTGGAAGATCAGCGGCGAGCCCACACACCCAAGAGCCGCGGTACATCCACTCCAGCATGATCCGGTTGCGGCTTATGGGGTTGAATCCGTAATTGCCGCCTGTGGTGGGGTTGTCCGTCCCCATGCCCATCTTCATCTGGAAGTTCTGGAAGCTGTCCACAGTGTTGAGCTGTGTGCCACTTGCAGGTGCGGACGCCGTCACGGGGCGGCGTCGAAGGTTTGCTGGTTGCTTGGGCATGATCAGTCCATATACCCACCGACGCCCACGGCGCCGACGAAGACCTCGGTGGCCGTCGCGGTGCCCACAGGCATGCGCAGGCCAATGTGGAAAGTGCGGCCACCTGGGGTGAACATCGGCGTGGGGAAGTTGAGGTTCAGCGTCTGCGCTTGCGCACCCACTGCCGCCGCGACAGGCAAGGACTGGATGCCGAGGTGCCTGCGGAAGCTGCCAGATGCCAGCGTGGCTGCCGCGGCGTTCGGCCCAGCGAACCACTGAAACACTGTCGGCGTGGTCGCCACCGCCACGCCAGTGTTGTACACGTCGATGGTGATCTGGTCGACGTACAGGGAGCGCCCAGCAGGCACTGCGTAGGCGAACAGCGCATAGTCCGTCACGGCACCAGCCACGGCAGCGAACTGGAAATTGCCACCCAGCGTGGTGTAGCCCGCGGCCGTGTTGCTCAGGGAGGCACTGGTCGGCGCGGTGCTGTTCGTGAAGTTGGAAAGCTGTGTGCCGGCGAACGGATCCACAATCGTGTTGTGGTCATTGCCAGCGCACTGGTGGTTCCAGGGCTTCGTATTGACGCCCATCTCCAGCTGCCCCACCGTGATCTCCGTGATCTGCAGCGACGGGGCGGTAGCGGGAGCGCTAGCTGTGTTGAAGAGCTGCGCACCGACGAAGACATGCGACAGAGCAAAGAACCGCGCCACGGACAGTGGCAGGTTTAGTGTCTGCGAGCTGATGATCAGGCCGGTGGAAGTGTCCTGGATGTAGAAGTAGGCGTCGTCGTCGTCCAGCCAGACATCGAACACGTAATTGTTCGTGAAGTTCAGCAAGCTGCGGATGTCTGTACCCACTGCCACCT